GGTGCTGGCGCGGCGCAAACAAGCGCTAGTCATAGAGTTTCCCGAAACTAAATTATTGCCATCATTAGTGTTGAGGACTTACATTGGTTAATATGATGATTAATATGACGATTAGTGTTCGGAAAACCGTACTACTGATCGTACGGAAAACCGAACTACTGATAGTACGGAAAACCGAACTACTGGAGGATTGATGGCAAGCACTGGTGGAGTGAAGATAGGGTCTTCATACGACGAGGCTAGAACAAGAAAAGTAAATGCGGAAGCGGAGATTGCGGAGTTAGAGCTAAAGAAGATACACGGAGAGCTAGTAAACGCTGATGATGTAGTGACAGCGTGGACAGATGTTCTCGGTTCTGTTAAATCACGTTTGTTATCTATACCTACGAAAGCTGCGCCAGTGGTTGCGGCAGAAAGCAATGCTGGCTTGTGCCAGAACATCATAGAAGATTTGATAACTGAAGCATTAGACGAGCTATCGCGATATGACCCAAAGATCACACCAACAGAAGCAACTGCTGGCGAAACTGAAACCAGCGATGAGAGTGATGACGCCCCCGCCAAAACTAAGCGTAAGCGAATGGGCAGACCGCGAAAGGCGGCTGGACTCGCAAAGTAGTGCGGAGCCTGGGAGATGGTTTACGTCGCGTGCGGAATATCAGCGCGGCATCATGGACGCTTGTTCGAATCCAGACATCCAAGAAGTCGTCGTCATGGCGGGAGCGCAACTTGGTAAGACAGAAGCTCTTCTTAATATCATTGGCTATCATATTCATCAGAATCCGTGTCCTATTCTGGTGCTTCAGCCGACGCTGGAAATGGCTCAGGCGTTTTCAAAAGATCGGATCGCCTCGGGATTACTACGATCAACACCCGTCCTTAAAGATAAGGTAAAAGACCCTCGTGCGCGTGACAGTGGGAACACGACCTTACACAAAGTCTTCTCGGGCGGTGCGGTCACTATCGTGGGTGCTAATTCGCCTGCGGGTCTTGCGTCTCGACCCATCCGAGTCGTTTTATGTGACGAGGTGGACAGATACCCAACTTCAGCGGGAAGCGAAGGAGATCCGATACAGCTTGCACGGAAACGAAGTGCGACTTATTGGAACAGAAAGATCATTATGGTCTCTACTCCAACGAACAAAGGAGCATCCCGTATTGAGGATGCTTATGGAAAGTCTGACCAGCGTGAATATCATGTTCCTTGTAAACATTGCCACACTCCTCAAGTGCTCAAGTGGGCCAATGTAAGGTGGGAAGAAAATGAACCTGATACTGCAAAGTATATGTGCGAGCACTGTGGCACGTTATGGAATGAGGCTGATCGGGTTTGGTCTATTCGTAACGGCGATTGGGTAGCGCAAAAGCCATTCTCTGGCACAGCGGGATTTGCAATAAACGGACTTTGCTCTCCTTGGACTCCCTTGGCTGACGGTGTAAAGGACTTTTTGAGCGTTAAACGGAACCCAGAGCAATTACGAGTGTGGACAAACACTTATCTTGGTGAGACGTGGGAAGACGCTGGTGAACAGATTGATGATTTCGAGCTAGCGGACAGAAGAGAGGAGTTTTTGTCCGTTCCTGATGAAGTCATGGTTTTGACGGCTGGTGTGGACGTGCAGGACAACCGGCTGGAGATGACAGTTCAAGGATGGGGTAAGGATGACGAATCCTATGTCTTAGATCACATTACTCTCTACGGGGATCCATCTACACCTCACTTATGGAACGATTTAGACACTCAACTCAATCGACAGTATGAAACCGAGACCGGTAGAGTCTTGATGATTCGTGCAGCGGCTGTAGACAGCGGCGGTCACTTTACTAATAGCGTATATGCGTACTGCAAGAAGAATCAGGGTCGAAGGATCTTTGCAATTAAGGGCGTCGGTGGTGATGGCAAGCCTATAGCGGGAAGGCCAAGCAAAAATAACACTGTTAAGTGTCCTTTATTCCCAATCGGCGTCGATACTGTAAAGGATTTGATATTTGCTCGTCTTAGGATAAAGGAGCCAGGTTCTGGTCACGTTCACTTCAGCGATATTCTGCAAGATGAGTATTTTCGACAGCTTACAGCGGAAAAAGCGGTCACTCGGTTCCATAGGGGCTTTAAAAAGCGTGTTTTCGAGAAGGTTAGGCCACGAAATGAGGCATTAGATTGTATGGTGTACTCAATCGCCGCGTATAGTATACTCGGGGTGAATGTAAATGCGCTGGCAGATAGAATGGCAGGGCAGGAGCAACCGCAAAAACAGGAAAGTGAGCCTGAGAGGAAGTCGGAGGCGTTTATGCCTCAGTATCCGCGTAAGGGGAACTTTGCGAATTCTTGGCGATGATAGGCTATGGCGAACTTATTCGACGCTGCAAACGCTCCAGAAGGGGAACCCACTGAAGTCGTAGTCGGCGATTTTGTGCAGTGGAAGCGTTCAGATTTAGTAGCTGATTACCCAGTGGGGACTCATTCTGCTGAATATGTAGCAAGAATTACGGGTGGCGGCTCTACAGAGCATAAAATAGCGGCTACGGAAGCTACCGACTACTATCTTTTCACTCTTGATTCTTCAACTAGCTCGACTTATGACGCTGGGTTGTATCACTGGCAACTGGAAATCACTCAAACAAGCTCAGGAAATAGGATCGTCGTAGATATTGGCGATTTTGAGTTTCTTCCTGATATGGATGACAACCAAGCTGACCCTAGAACGCACGCAGAAATAATGCTTACGAAGATTGAGAGCTTATTACAGGGTAAAGCTGACTCAGACGTGTCGTCATACTCTATTGCTGGCCGATCTTTGACGAAGTTGAGCTTTCAAGAGCTTGTTGATTCTCGCGATTACTATCGGCGAGAGGTTGTTAAGCACAAAAACGATGCCTTAATGAAAAGAGGCAAGAAAAACGGCTCTACCATACAGGTAAGGTTCTGATATGGGATTATTTGACAGGCTAACTGGCAAAAAACCAGAAACAACTGATAAAACAAAGGTTTTTAAGCGTTCTTACCATGCTGCGAGCACTGGTCGCTTGTTTGCCGACTATGTTGATTCCCAACGGTCTCCTGATAGTGAGTTGCACCCTGTAATTACTCGAATGAGGGCTAGATCGCGTGATTTAGCCCGAAATAACGAGTACGCACGGCGATATTTCAACTTATTAAAGACAAATGTTGTCGGTCAGCATGGCTTTAAGTTGCAAGTAAAGGCGTTAGATCCTCGTGGAGCACTGGACACTGATGGCAATACAGCCATAGAAACAGCGTTCAAAAAGTGGGGAAAGAGAGGAAATTGCACCGCAGACGGCAAAATGTCGTGGGTAGATGTGCAAAAAATGGTTATGGAAGGTCTGGCGCGTGATGGTGAGGTATTTATCATCAAGCACAGAGGTAATTCGTTCCATGATTCGTTTACGTTGGAGTTTATTGAGCCAGATCAGGTAGACGAAGAGAAGAATGAGCGTCTCGATCAAGGAAGAGAGATTCGCATGGGCGTGGAGCTTGATAAGTTCCGCAAGCCTATTGCTTATCACCTCCTCACCTCGCATCCAGGCGATTATGATTTTGCCAGTATGGTTAAGTCGCCTAAGCATAAGCGCGTACCTGCTGACAAAGTAATCCATGTATTTCAGCCGTTGCGCCCAGGACAGACTCGCGGTGAGCCGTGGATGTCTTCTGCGATGACTAGCATCAAGCAACTTAACGGTTGGCGAGAAGCATCTATCGTGGCCGCTCGCATGGGCGCATCTAAGATGGGATTCTTTACCTCGCCTAGCGGTGATGGATTCGTAGCAGATGAAATGGATGGAAACGTCCCAGTGATTGATGCCCAGCCAGGTACATTCCACCAGTTGCCTCAAGGCGTTGATCTGAAGACTTTTGATGTTGGCTATCCTACGAGTGAGTTTGATAGCTTCCATAAGTCGGTATTAAAGGGTGTTGCTTCTGGTCTAGGCGTGTCTTACACGTCCTTAGCGAACGATTTAGAGGCCACGTCGTACAGCTCTATTCGCCAAGGTGCATTAGAAGAGCGAGATTACTACCGGAACTGCCAGCAGGTTATGATTGATCACTTTATCCGGCCTGTTTATGAGTCTTGGTTGGGCGCTGCTATGGAAGTAGAGTCAATATTTATGCCTATGGCTACTTTTGATAAGTTCACTATGGCATCAGAGTTTCGTGGTCGCGCGTGGAGCTGGGTAGATCCCATGAAAGAGATGAACGCGGCGATTTTGGGTATGAAGAACGGCGTCCTTAGCTTACAGGACGTAGCGGCTCAGTATGGTAAGGACACAGAAGAGCTTCTTGCAGAAATACAGCGTGATAAGGATCTCATGGATCAGTTTGGTGTCACATACGCACTAGAGCCTTATGGTGCAGTGCAGATGGGCATACCTCCTGATATCAGCGGAGGCGACGATGGCGAAGTACAAGGGTGAAGACATTGATACTAAACCAACTGAAGGCATGGTTTCGGAAGCTAGACGAGGTCTTGATTGGCGCAAGGAACACGGTCGGGGCGGTACTGAGGTCGGCGTTGCTCGCGCTCGTGATATTGTTAATGGGCGGGAGCTTTCTCCTAGCACTGTGCGTCGGATGTATTCATTCTTTTCTCGACATGAGGTCGATAAAAAGGGAAAAGGATTTAGTAAGGGTGAAGGCTTCCCCAGCGCAGGAAGAATCGCATGGGCATTATGGGGAGGAGACGCAGGATTCTCCTTCTCAAGAAAAGTAGTGAAACGACTCGATGCAATAGACGAGAGGTCTGACGAGATGGAATTAGAAACGAGAGCAGAAGCCGGAGATTTAAGTGTCGGTGACATGGTGAGCTGGAATAGCTCTGGCGGTCGCGCACAAGGCAAGATTAGCCGTATCGTGCGTGATGGCAGCATCAACGTACCCGACTCTGATTTCACAATCGAAGGAACTGAGGATAACCCAGCGGCTTTGATTACCTTATACAGAGATGGCGAGGCGACAGACCGTAAGGTAGGTCATCGTTTCTCTGCACTAACAAAGATCAGTGAGCGTTATTACGACGAAGAAGAGCGCCACGTTAAGAATGTGACTGAGACTGAAGACTCTTACATCATAGAGTTTGGCAAGTCTGAGGAGCCTGAGATGGCAAGCGAAGAAGAAGAGGAGCGATCTATGGTAGACCCAGATTACTCCAAGCGATCTATGTATATGGACGCTGCACCGATCAACGAAGATGAGCGCAGAGTGTCTATGGCGTTAAGCTCAGAGGAGCCAGTAGAGCGCTCTTTTGGTATTGAGGTATTGGAGCATTCAGAAGATGCAATTGACTTGAGCTTCTTAGCATCAGGTAGAGCACCTTTGTTAATGGATCACGACCCGCTTAAACAGGTGGGTGTAATTGAATCTGTCGATCTCGATGGCTCGGCACGGCGTCTCCGTGCGACGGTGCGTTTTGGAAAGAACGGACTTGCCAGAGAGGCTTTCGACGATGTTGTTGATGGCATTCGCGCAAATGTATCCATTGGATACGCTATCAGCAAAATGGAACGTCAAGACAAAGACAAGTATGTCGCTAAGTCGTGGCGTCCAGTAGAAGCTAGTTTGGTGTCTATCCCAGCGGATGTCTCCGTTGGCGTTGGTCGGTCAAGCGAGCCTACACCCGAACCCGTAACCATAACTGTTAGAGAGGAAACTCCTATGACAAATGAAATAGATGTTGCGGCCATCGAGTTAGAAGCTCGTAAAGCCGCTCAAAAAGATGCCGCTCAAATCGTTGAGCTTGGTGCGCGTCACAACCAGTCAGACATGGCTAAGAGAGCAATCTCTGACGGTCGTTCTGTAGCTGAGTTTCGTGGCGAATTGCTTGATGTAATCGGTTCAGAGCGTGCTCTTGAGTCGCAAGACATCGGCTTGACCAGTAAGGAAGTTAAGCGCTTCTCTATTGTTCGCGCTATTCACGCTTTGGCTAACCCAACTGATCGTCGTGCTCAAGAAGCCGCTGCATTCGAGAAAGAGTGTTCGGAAGCTGCTGCCGCTGAGTTCGGTCGTTCTGCACAGGGAATCATGCTTCCAACAGACGTTCTGCGTACTTGGAAACGTGATCTCAACTCAGCAGATGAGGCTGACTTGTTTGGCGAAGATTATCGCGGACAAGACTTCGTAGACGTACTGCGTAATGCTTCAAGCGTGATGCAGGCTGGTGCTCGTACT